GGACCTAGACTCATCGCCTTTGTTTCCACCATACTTACCTTCGTTAGCTTCGTAATCTCTGTGGGACCTAGACTCATCGCCTTTGTTTCCACCATACTTACCTTCGTAATTTTCCTCTTTGTGATGTTCTTCAGAATCATAGTGTGCGTCTTTTTTCAACTTCTCAATTTGTGAGTAGTCGTCCTCAGCCGAGTCACCATAATAGTTTCCGTCATCTTCTCCGATTTCTAATTCGACATCTTCTTCACCAATCTCAATTTCATACACGACTTCCTCCTCTTCCATTTCTGCAAGAGCTTCTTCTTTATCTTCAGATTCTAAACGAATCTCATATTCTACATCTGCTTCATCATCTTTTAAATTAATACCCTCTTCGTCTTGTGTGACAATGACACCGTCATCTTCACCCATAGCCTTAAAGACCTTTAAAATTTCGTCATCGGAAGCACCTGTTAAATCAAGTGGTAATAGAACTTCTTCTTCATCATCGACTTCTAAATCATCACCAGGTAAATCAGTCATTAACATTTCCTCATCACCTAAGTCTAACTCTTCGTCGTTATCAGAGTCCATTTCAATATCTCCAAGAACTAAATCTTCAAGACCTTCAATATCATCCTCTCCATCATCATCCACATCAATGTCTAAATCAAGAACTTCTTCTTGTTCTGACATTTCTGTTTCAGAATTTTTAACCTCTTCTTCTTCGAGAGATTCTTTTACTAATTCACTGATTTCTTCCTTCATAGTAGAAGCAAGTATTCCTTTTGCATTTTCTGTAATGGCTTCTTGTAGATTTTCCATCTGCAATAAAGCTTCCTCAACTAGTGTTTTTTTGTCTGCCATTTTATTTTTTTTGCAAAAAAGTTTATTATAGTTTACATATAAATATGCCAATTACTAAAAAAGTGTAATTTTAATAACTAATAGCAAAAAAAAATCGGGATTTTAGTCCCGATTTTAATTTTTAAAATATTATGTTAAAGTATATTATTCGTATACCTCATCAATTTTACTCTCTACACACGCTGTAATTCTCCAGTCATAAACAAAATCTTTAAAATGTTTAGTGACCTTAGCCTCAACATCAGTTACATTATAACCTTTAACTAATTTTTCTTCTCTGATTTTTTTTACCTTACCTGAATTTTCATCAGGAAGGTCATACTGTACTTTAGCAACAAAATATTTTTCGTCCATTTTTATTTTTTTAATAATGTTTAATAACCTAAATAATCGGATAACTTTTTCATTAAGTCAACACTTTTACCTAAACTACCATCTATATTCTGTTCAGTAGCTCTATTCTGTGTCTCCTCTTCAATATTTTCTTCATACTTACCTTTATCGTCTTTATTTAAAAATAAATAAGCTCCGGGTGTTGAAGGTGACGAGACCAAATCAAAACATATTAATTCAAAATCCTCTTGAACTTCATTTCTTTCTCCTTTCTTTACTAGTGAACCTACTCCACGAGAAGATACTCCCATAGTAACCCCTTGTCTCATTAAGTTGGCCGCTTGGTCTCCGGGACAAGATACGACACCTCTTTCATGAAATCCTGGTGAGGTTAGTAATTTAATCTTACCCATAAGAGTGTTACCTTCCCACCACACATCTGTTATAAGATGAGAAACACGGTCTAAATCAATTAAAGACGATTCAGGGTGATTAAGTTCAGATATTGATAATCCCTTTTCAATTGCCTTTTTATAATTATCGGCTTCACGTCTTAATATTTTTTCAGGATATACTCTACCATTTCTATTTGGTGTATCAAATTTCTGTAAAGTCGCATAAAACTCAAAGGGTTTAGAGTGTTCTAGTTGTCCGTAAGATTCTTTAATTACTTTAGAGTTCCTACCATCCTTAGGGTTTATTGACCCAGCATCCCACTCAACTAAAATACCTTTACCTGTATCGTTTGGTCCTAATATTTTCATACTTTTTTTATTATAAATATGTTAGACCAACTCTTTTGTCGATTTACTCTTATGTACTTTGAAATAATTTATCCCTTTTATGTTGTCTTTGTATACCGCTCTAAGTATATCTTTTATTTTTTCCCTCAAGATTAAGGATTTAAAATCTGTAGACTCTTTAACAAATAAGGTTATTTCTAAGTTCATAAAACTTCTTTTACCTTTTTGAATTCCACTACTTCTTAAGTCTAAATCCACTATATTAAATTTCTCAAATACTAAAGGGTCACAAATCTCATGTAATGTCTGTTTTATAGTTTTTTCTAAATAACTTGTCGCTCTATCCCAGTTATCAAATTCTTTTATGGGTTCTACCCATGTCTGTAATACAATATACAGTGATTTTAAATTTTTTGCATCTACCGTCCCATAATAACATTTTATATCGCTAAATAATTTTAGCTGTGATGTTTTTCCTTTTTTCATATTTTAGCATAACTTTAAAAGTTTATTTATTTAAATAAAATATAGTTTAATAATGGTAATATGTCAAAAACATATATTTATATTACATAAAACCGTATAATGTTAATAATAGAGGTAAAAAATAAGAATATTGAATCAGCTTTGAAGAACTATAAATATAAAGTTTATAGAACTAAGCAGATGCAGAAAATCAATGAAAATAAAGAGTATACGAAACCTTCGGTTGAAAGAAGGGAGGAGCGCAAAAAAGCTATCTACGTAAATAAAAAAAGAAACGACCTTTAACTGTTAGAGTACCACTGGTCGAAAATATCCAAATTCTTTCTTATCTCAGCGTCACTAACAGTAGTATTGGACCATTTAAGATATTTTCTGTCTGACATTATTCTTCGACCCCTCTACTCCTTGAAAATTTTTCAAGTGTGGTGAATCCTAGTCCGGCTCCAACAATATACATCATACCATCCCAAACATATTTTTGTAGAGGTATTTCCATAAAGATGTTGGATATAAATGCAACACACATCATGAAAAATGCTATTATAGTAACAAATCTTTTTGATGATTTTTGACCATCGACGTCACCTAATAATGATGTGAAAAATTTTCTCATGAAATAAGTCCACTTTCTAATTGTCTTAATTTATATAAAGACGTTAAACTATTTTCCGACTCATTAATTTTATTAATAGTCTTTTGTAATTTTTCTTTTAATTCGGTATCGGTAGATTCGTTTAGATTATTGTTTAACTTTTCTATTACTGAGTCTTTTGTGTTGGATATTTCCTCTTTTAATGATTTACCGTCTAAAGAAATAAAATACTTTAACTCATTCTTATCCGACTCATTTAATGTGACATACTCATCATTAAATGTTTTAGTTGCAACTTTTAACATAGTTGATAGAGGTAGATTAACTGATGTACTTTCTTTAACTACTATTGTTTTTAATAAATTGTTTTTAATCTTTAATTTAGACTCTAAAAGAGACTCTAAGTTCTTCACAACGTTTTTAGTGTAGATTTGATAATCAATATCGGCATATCTATTATCCACATTTTCTTTTAGTAACCCGTCAATCCATTCACCTAAAGAGTTAATTTTAGTTTGATTATTATTAATTAAATCTCTTAATTGTTCAAATGATTCTGATATGTAATCATCAACTATACTTTCATTTAATCCCTTTTGTGACGATAACTCATCGTATATATAATAAGCCTCAGAAATAGATTTATCACCTATAACGTAATGTTTAAATTCTTTTAAACCTTTTTTAAAAATATCTTTTTTGTAATTTTTTTCAAAAAAAGTTTCGATTTTAGTTTTTATTACTCCAAATGAATTCATGGTATTTTATTTTATAAATATCAATCATTTAGTAATTCGTTCAATTTATCTTCAATTTCACCTAACGACTGTCTTCCTTTAGATAAGTCTAATATAGTTTTTCCATTAATAAAATCATCTTCTAATAATATATCTAAATCTTTATTACTAATAAATCTTTCAGGTGTTAAATCTCCCCCACCTTCGTCACCACCTGCGTCACCACCTGCGTCACCACCTAAATCACCACCTAAATCACCACCTAAATCACCACCTAAATCACCTCCTAAATCACCTCCTAAATCACCTCCTAAATCACCAGTCGACATTCCTCCCATATCACCTACTTCGGAGTCTGTTGTTTCGTCACCCATAGCATCACCACCTTCACCAGGTTTATTACCGTATAACTTATCTATATTAGCAAATATACCCGTTTTACTTATTACTTCAGATGTCTTTTCTAATTCAGCGGCAACTGCTTTTTCCATTCTTTGTTGTTGAATATCCAACTTAATTTCATCATCACTAAATCCGAGAATGTGTTTCTTAGCCCAAGATGATGAAACAGGTAGAATACCATTACCTGGGTCACTAACAGCATCCCTATAAAGTTGTATTTTCTGTGTCCATTGTTCCATTTTTAATAATTCTGCTTGTGCAGATGGATTAGTTAACCCTAAAGTAAAGTTACCTAATTCGTCTTCAAAACCTAAAAGGTATAAATGAACTATAGCTATTTTATTAAGTTCTTGAACCATAGATTTTTGTATTCTATTTATAGTTCTAGCGAACCTAATATCTTGTAAAGATAGACTTTTACCGTCTCCAACAACCTCTTCAAAACCTAAGAAAGCTTTAGGTACCCTCAAAGAAGTTAATAACTTTTTTTGTATGTACTCAATATCCGCAATTTCAGATAGGTTCTGAGCCCCTGGTAATGTATCTATAGGGTTAGGAGCATTAGGGTCCCTAACAGGAATAAAGTAATCTTGGTCAACAGCCATTTGATTATATCTTAAGTCCACATTTCCATTGTTGGAGTCAACTACTTGGTCTCTTTTGAACTTATTAGCGACTCGTTGTACATAAGGTTCAACATCCTTATCATCCATGTTACCTACAAATATTTTAAATACCCTTCTTTCTGGTGCTCTAGAAGTCCTATAGATTAACATAGCATCTTCTGATAAGATTAATTGTTTCCATATACGTCTACCTTTTTCTAACATAGATGTACCGTATGGTAGTTTTCTATCATCACCTAATAATCTAAAGTGAGCGACTTCCCAAGTATTGAAAGTTATATCTTTATTCTGCCACAAAAATTTTAATGAATCATTTTCACTTTCCGTTGAGTTTCTTTCAGGTTTAATTTTCATACCTCTCTCCTGTCTAGTAATCTCAATATTAGGTAACTGTTGAGCCCCCATAATACCTTTTTCAGGGTCTAATTTTAAATACACAAAATTATCACCGTACTTACATGTATTACGTGTCCACATAGGTAAGTTAGTATTAATATCTAATCTATTATTAAATAAATCCGCTAAAACTGATTTTATTCTTTTACTTTCAGAGTAAATTTGTAATATATATCCGTCTTCATCGGGTGTAGTAGACTCTTCAGAATAAATGTCTAAAGCTGCTGAAATTTCAGGAGTATACTCCATACTCTCATAGTCGTAAAAAGATGCTAAACGTGTGGGTTCATAATAAACCGCTTGGGTATATAAATTGTTTTCGATTTTTTGCCATTGCTGACCTAAATATAGTGTTTGTTGAGCTTGTAATTTCTCTCTTTCATATTCTTTTTTGTCGGTAGTTTTTAATATTTGTTTTTTATCAAAATTATAAACCGGGGCTTGTTGGTCTAAGGTAGAATCAGGTCCAAATACCTTAGTCAACCTTTGCCATATAGTAAAATTGTTATTATCAGCCATCTTTTTTTAAATAAATATAAACTTTACTTAATTTAATTAAAGGTTATCTACGATTACCTCCAAATAACCAACCGTAATCCTCATAATCTTTTTTAGTGTAACCATCAATTCGTCTATGGTGATTGTATTGATTAGCGGGCATTACAGGTAAACCTGGATTAAACTCTTTAGATGAATTTTTTACCGGAGTTTCATTAACTAACCAACTTTCCATCATAGCCTTTGTTTGGTCGGTCACCTTTTCAAGTTTCGTGAAAGAATTTTCACCTACATATATTGCCATTGCCATGGCCATGATAAGGTCGTCGTGTTGACCCTTAATATGGTCAGGCCTTCCATTTACATAGACAAAAGTATTTAGCTCGTTCATAAGACGTGTCGAACGAACAATAAAGTTATGTCTTAAAGCCTCCTCAAAAGAAGCCACAATTTGAACTCTTTTTGAGTTAAAGTTTAATCCCGGTATTTTCTCTATAGTTGATGGGTTGTACTTCCACTTATCAGCAACATTAGTACCTTCAACATATAAATCTTTATAGTTCATTTCTTGCAATTTTCTTGCGGTAGAAACCCCCATACCTCCAGTGATATCAATAACGACAAAGGCAGAATACATTGTCGCCCACTTAAATGCGACTTCAGCAGCGACATCAGGAGGTATTTTACCTAAATACTCTAAAACTTGTTCTCTCTCATCAAAATCTATAATACAAAAGGTTGTAAAGTCTTCACTATCACCACGAGATACATCAATACCCATAATATATTTGTGACCGACAACAGGTTCTTTCCACTGCCATAACGCACCACCCATAAATTTATTTTCTGGTTCCACAATAAAATTCTCCTTTATTTTTTCCACAGTATCACTAGGTATTACATTATCACCTGAACCCAAGAAATTACACTCTAATTCCTGAGCAATTTTACGTCTATCAAACTTAAGCTTTTTAGCCATACCTTCGAACCACGTAGAGTATGGCTTATATCCCTCAAGAAACTTAGATTTAATCTCTTCAAAATTTCTTTCCATAGGTGATATGTGACCATACTCTATAATAATCTCGTCATCATTGTAATCCTCCCTATTTAACATATAATGAACAATATCATTACATTTAATAAGTTTTAAATCTTTAGCGTACCGAGGGTCACGGTACCAAAACATTTCAGTAATTTTAAAGTCATTCATACCCCTTAAACACTGGTCGTAAATAGAGTAATATATTGGGTCAAATCCATTAGGGGTAGATATTACAATTACTTTACCTCCTGTAGATAGGGACGCCATACACGCAGACCAAAAGTCATTATCGGCTTCAATAAATGCCGCTTCGTCAAACACAAGAATGGTAGGGGTATATCCACGAAGTGCGTCTTTCGATGTTGCAACTGACTTTACTTCACACCCATTAGTTAATTTATAATGTCTTTGAGAGTTCTTTTCAATGGAGAAATCTACCCCAAACCATGAGGGCCATTGGTCCATGAAAGCTCTGATTTTACTTGCCATCTCAACAGATGTATCAAGTTTATTGGCTATGATAAGGATTTTTTCTGGTTTAGTTTTAGAAGCTGTAACTAATTTTTTAGATATCCATGCAGATGTTACAGTAGACACTCCAGCTTGTCTATATTTAAGGGCTATGTTTTCTTCAAAAGTATCATAATCATTTATTAGATATTCTTGGTCGGGAAATAATTTTAAAGGAACATATTTAGACTGAGTATTATCATAAGTCTGTAGATATGTTTTTAACGCATACGAGGTGTCTTTTACACACCTCGCATACTCCAATAATACCTTTTCTTTTGTTAACGCCATATAGACATTTTAAATAACTTTTATGTTAAGGAAATACCTAGGTCACCCAATAGGTCAGAAAGTCCATCATCGCTGTCATCATCATCATCAGTATACTGTGACATTGCGTCTTCATATTCATACCCCTTAAGTTCTTCAATAATTTCATTAACCATTTTTGAAACAATTTGTTTTCCTTCGTCTGAACCTGAAATAATTAAACGAGCTACTTCAAAAAACTCGTCTGTAGATAATGCGGAAAAACGAGAAAATAAATAATTTTGTATTTCTCTCATATCATCTTCATATATTTTATCAGGATACGAAGATTTAAATTTGTCCCAAATAACTGGACCTAATCTTAAATCCCATATTTCATATGGGAGTGTATCTGTTTGACCCATAACCATATCAGCGGCCTTAGGGTCGTCTGGTAACCCTGACGTACCTAATACCTCATAAACCCCTTTAATTAGTTCATGAACTAAAACAGGAAAGAATAGACCTTTAGCCTTAATAGTAGGTGGGTCTGTCGTATCATCAACTTCTTCAGAACCCTGTACTCCCTCACCACTTTCGGCTGCGGACATAATCATTTGGTCTGGCATTATCCAATAAAGTAAATCGTTAATAGACATTAGGACCCCATAAAGATTTAATAGTCTAGGGTTAATATTATTTAATTGTTCCTCAACAAGATGGAACATGTAATGACCTTTTTTTGAGGCTCCCTGTATTAATGAATTAATAAACCTTCTTTTAGATTTCTCTAAATCAAATTTTTCAAAAGCCACCATAAAGTTTTCTAAATCGTCTTCCGCCTCATCTGAACTAACTCCAAATTGTTGCTGAACTTCCTCATCATCAATCTCTTCTGGTTCAGAAATCATATTAGACGTATCTATTTGACCTGGCATTGATTGTAACTCTACGTCATATTGAAATGCATCATCAGGTAGTGATAATTCTTGTTTAACTAAGTCTACTGCTAATTGTTCTAAATAACCCTCATTATTTGATTCTATAGATTTCACTTCCTGTACTGCCTGCATTAACATCATTTGTAATTGCATAAATGCATTTTGTCCTGACACTTCTTCCATACCAGTGTAGTTTTTTACTCTATCAACCACTTCTTTAAATCTCGTAGAAGCTATTAATTCAGCAAAAGAATTATCAAACTCATCGTTCTCTTTACCTGGTAGGGCGGGATTATCAGAAATAGGGGTTTCACCACTAGAGATTTTCCTCTCGATTTCTCTATCCATTCTTTCAGGACCATCGTATTCGATTTGTTCTTTTACGGCCTTTCGTATTTTGTTAGTTAAATCACTCATCTCTAAATTTTATATTTAGGTTATTAAATTTTAAGAACTCAGGCACTCCTTTATCTTCACCCGCTTTAGGTTTTGGACTATGTTTTGGTTTGTAAGGATTACCCCTTTCAGGTTTAACACCTGGTTTAACCGTTGGCTCTGCCGGTTTTATTTCAGTACCCGCTTTAGGTTTTGGACTATGTTTTGGTTTGTACGGTGTACCTCTTTTAGGTTTTACCCCTGGCTTAACAGTAGGCTCTGCGGGTGCAATTTTAGGTTGTTCCGACAAAATATCTTTTTTAGTTAACATTTTACCTTGTGATTTCTTAATCAAAGATACAATACTTTCTTCAAGATGACTAATTTTTTCTTCCTTACTTTCTTTTTTAACGCAATTTGGAACTTTTTTACCAAACATAGTCTTCATACCTTTCTTCTCATAACCTTTCCAACACTTCGTACCTTTACTTGTCTCTTCAAACATACCTAAAGTTGTTAAAGTACCGATAGGTTTTTTCATTTTTTTCTTTGGGCTACCGAATAAATCTTCTATAACTGCATCCTCATCAATATACCCCATTCCGTCACTATTCGGACTAGGATTATTACCTGCCGGACCTTCAGTATTACCAGGACTATTACCGGCGTAAGGATTATATCCACTTTCCTTCTCTACTGAGTTATCTAAATCTTCATCCTCAGATATTTCACTTTCATTCTTCATTGTTAATGCAACGTCTCCTTGGTCGGTTGCGGTTATCTGATTATTCTCACCGCTATTAGCGTCTTTATCAAACTCTTTTCTATCTGTTTCATTATCTAAATCAAAAACTTTTGTTTTTGTATTATAACTTTCAGCCTCTTTAATTAATCTATCATATAGTAAATCAATGTGAGTGTTAGACATTTTCTTAATAGTATCATAAGAAAAACCCTCCTCTAATAATGATACTATTTTTTTTTCTTTATTCTTCATGTGTCATAAAACTTTTTTCATAAGAAAGAACAATATCTCTTTCATATAATTTATCTTCTACGGATTTTACTGTATCTCCGTATCTAAAGACTAATCTTTTATACTTACTATCGACTACAAACTCAGAATCAGATTTTTCCCATCCTAAAGATATAACATCCTCAACTGCGTCATAAACAGAAAAAAAGTCAGAGTTTTGAACTAACTCTAATTCAATATCTGAGTTTCTCAAAACACCAACTTTTTTAATATATTCAACATTAGGTGGTAATGGTTTACCTGAAGCCGGTTCAGAATCCCAATCCTCACCCCATACTTCTTCTACGTCAGAGAATATAAACTCATAGATATTGTCCCCTTTATAATTGGGACCCAATTCGTTGACGTAGATTAACCTCATAGTAATTCTCCATTAGGTGATACTTTCAATTGTTTACCATCTACTTCAAATACCAAGTTGTTCTTGTTTGTTTTACCTAAGAACTTAGAACCCTTGTTTTCCTTCATGATAAACTCTGAGGTTAATTCTTGCTCTAAAGTCTCTGACATTTCTTTAACTTCAGACTTAACTTTAACCTTGTTTACTTTTTCTGTGATAAATCTCATTACGTTCTTATCTTCAGTTTCCTTTTTTTCTTCTTCAGAAATTACGAAATACTTTGATAAAACCTTATCTACTTTAGATTCTGTGAATACTTCATCTACAACTTCTTCGATTCCGTATCCTTCACCTAATTCCTCATCACCTACAGGTTCTTCTTCCACACTCATATCCAAGTCTAAGTCCAACTCATCTTCACCACCGGCTTCAATATCAAGTTCTCCCTCAACACCATAGTCGATTTCTTCATCTTCAAAGTTACTTAAAATATCTTCTAAGTCTTCTTCTGATAAGTTTTCTAAATTCACGGCAGATATAATTGAATTTAAAACGTACTTAATATCTTCAGAAGAAAGTCCTTCTTGAGAATCTAATGTTCTTAACTTTTGACCTAGTTTACCCGTTAATTTTTGGATTAATTTAAATGATATTTCGTCTTCCTCTGATTCAATGTCAGTTTCAGGTACATCCATATCTAAGTCTAATTCTTCTTCACCTTCAGGTGTTTCTAAATCCATGTCTAAATCTAATTCTTCTTCTTCACCTCCTAAACTCCCTAAATCTAAATCACCACCCATATCGCTCATCGAAGCTTCAGGTGATGGTTCTGGTTCAGGTGTTGGAGTCTTAAGTACAAACTTTTTTTGTTCACCTATTAAGTCAACATTTTCACTATGTTCATGAATCCTATTCAATTCGCCAGCCATTAGATTTATTTTTTTCATGGCTTGTGAATAAGAGCGATAATATTTCCTATTCTTCATAGGATTAATATATTCTAATTCACTTTCGTTAATTCCTCTTTTAACTATGTAACCACTTTTTTCGTGTACAATACCGTAAACGTTACCATCTGCGAGTTGTATAGTGTAATCGGATTTATTTTCATTCAAATTTTGAGTGGTCTCGTTATACCGAGCAATTTCTAGGATACGTCTAATTTTACTGTCTCCTTGTAATTTTTCACTTCCTATTGGGTTTAAATCTGCCATTTTTAATTTTTTTTTAAGAGAAAACACCATTACCACCTAACTGTACTAAATTACACTGAATTGATTCTGTTATTGTGTATGCTGATAGTTCGTCGTTATATTCTACAGTATTCATACTAGGATGAACCGTAGGTGTTCCACCAGTATATAAGTTATATGTCGAATCTGCGCTATATGTACATCCCGTGATTGCCATGTTTATATTTTTTTAATAAATATACCGTAAATACATAATTTTCTATTTTATTTAACTATCTGATAAATTTTCTTTGATTGAGAGTGTTTTATCAATCAATTCATTTTTATTATCGAACAGTTTTTGTATATATCCGTTTCTACGTAAAAATTTAAAAACTAAGTTTTCATAAGAGTATTCTCCTCCTTTTTCTAACCCACCACTTCTAAATTTTTTTATTTTGTCTTTAACCGAATCTAATTTTAATAAGGCTGAATCTAAATCGATTTCTTCTTCTACATCTTCTATCGTATTATCAATAATATCCATCCAATTTTGAGATTTAGATTCTATCTTTTTCGTATCTATTATTACTTCTTCCGGTTTTGGTTGTTTCATCCATTCATTATAAAGAACTGAATAAACACCTGTCGACATATGAGGTTCATTCATATCTTGAACATATAACTCAACTTCATATCCTTTAACAGTAATATCATGTTGTGAATTAAAAACCGTTCTCTTTAAGTTAAATAAATCTTTAAATATTTCTTCTTGTTCTCCTGACTCTTTAAAATCATATATTATATGTAAGTCAATATCTGAATAGTCAGACCAGTTAAAATTAGCTAATGAACCTGTCATAGTAATATCTTGAACAAAAATATCAAATCCCAAAAAATCAATAAACTCGTTTGCAATATCTAAAAGACCATCTCTTATTTCAGGTTTCATTTTAGACTCTTCAACATTGTCGTAGTTATCCCATATTTCAGGATTAAGAGTATCCTTAACCAAAAAACTACTAATTATTTTATCCATCTTTATCTATTTTTTTATAATCAAACTTTTTACCTATTTCTTTATTAAAAAAACTTCCTTGTGATTCTGCCATTCTAAACTTAGTAAAGATAGAGTGAGGCACTTCACTATATTCATATTGTATCTCACCTTTAAACGTCACTAAAAGTTTTTGTGTCGACGTATCATACTCCACAATCTTGACTGTTGAAGAGTCAATCTCACAGATTATCTTCTTACCTAATATTCTTTCTGTTTTAATCGACATTACTATTGGATATTAATATATAAGAAATAAAATCGTTGTCTTCTCCCATTGTGAGCCTTTGAACCTTGTTTAAAAATCCACTAACCTTAAAGTCCTCATTACTTATTCTTAAATCTTCCGCCGCCGCTATTTCAGCATTATTCCTTGCCTTTTTCTTTGCAATTTCACGGTCCGTTGAGTCTGCAACACCAAAATATAAAGTTTCACCATTAACGTCTATTTTACCTTCTGATTTATTCGTGTCTCGAACATCCTGAATAATTTCATCAATGGGTTTATTGTTATACTTTTTTACTTCTACTTCTACTTCTTCTTCATCACCGTCAAGTTTATCTTTGATATTATCGACAGTGTTTTTAATCGCCTCTTTACCTTTTTGGAAACCTTTCTTTATACCATCTCTTACACCTCTAAAAATTCCTTGTTCATCAAGCTCAGATTCGTTAATACCCATTAACTCACGATTACGTTTTACTTCATTCAATATATCCTTATTCATGACAATATTTTACTATAAATACTTCTATTAATAAAAAACCCCTCACTTTTGATGAGGGGGTTTTATTAAGAGTTAAGTTTTTTAAGTTTATCCCTATATTTTATCGAAGATTCAAAATCCTGAGATTTTATAGACTCATCTAATTTAGTTTTAATTTCCTCAATCTTTTCTTTATTCGACTCAATTTTTTTGATTTGGTCTCGTATTTTAGCGGCTGTCTCATAATCTTGTATTTCTACCGCATCTGATAATTGGGTTTTTAAAGTAAAAGTTTCATCTGTTTCTACAGTTGTTGGTTCATCCGTATATTGATATAACGTTGTGACTTGATATGTACCATCATCAGAAATAAATGTTTCTTTTTTCCATTTACCGTTTTTATCATCTCCGTGTTCTACATTTTTTTTACCTTTAATATATAAAGGGTTTGATTTATATGACCCAATCCCGTCAAAAAGAGAGTCAAAATCTGAAAATAAGTCATTAAAATTAAAATTTCTACGTAACATTTTGTTTTTTTATTATTAGTTTATTAAATTTACATTTTTATAGTTAATATCGTACCAACATATTAAATTAACTCTAAAACTGACATTATGTCAGGTAAAGTTTAAATGATATGTCACAATGTCAACACTTGATTTAATGGTATAATATATACTATATTTGTATAAAATTATTTAAGATTATGATAGAATCGGTAGACCCAAACGAAAAAGGAGGAGGAAAAAAGAAAAAAGAAGTTAGTAACTCCAGAACTCCTGTTCTAGATAATTTTTCTAGAGATTTAATTAAGTTAGCGTCGGAAGGTAAATTAGACCCTGTTGTAGGTCGAGAAGTAGAAATAACAAGGATTGCACAAATTCTTTCTAGAAGAAAGAAAAACAATCCTATTATTGTTGGTGAACCTGGATGTGGTAAAACTGCGATAGTGGAGGGTTTAGCTATGAGAATTTTTGAGGGAGATTGTCCTCAAAATCTGTGTGATAAAAGAATCGTATCTTTAGATATGACTTCTATAGTCGCGGGAACAAAATATAGGGGTCAGTTTGAAGAAAGAATGAAAGTTATTTTAGATGAACTCCATGATAACCATGATATTGTAGTGTTTATTGATGAGATTCATACTATTATAGGTGCGGGTAATTCCTCAGGTTCATTAGACGCTTCCAATATATTTAAACCGGCACTAGCGAGGGGTGAAATTCAATGTATCGGAGCAACAACTCTTGATGAATACCGTGAAAATATAGAGAAAGACGGGGCTTTGGAGAGACGTTTTCAAAAGGTGATGGTTGATGGGTCTACACCTGAAGAAACTATGGTTATCTTAGAGAACTTAAAGTCTAGATATGAAGACCATCATAAAGTATCGTATAGTTATGAATCATTAGAGGCTTGTGTTTCTTTATCAGGAAGATATGTTAATGATAGAGAATTCCCTGATAAAGCGATTGATGTTATGGATGAGGTTGGGGCTAAGGCACAAATCAATGTTAAATTTCCTGAAATTATAGAGAAACTTAGAGAGGATGCTTTTAATATAAAAGAAAAGAAAATACAAGTCGTAAAAAGTCAGAGATATGAGGAAGCGGCTCAATTAAGAGATGAAGAGAAAAAGATTCTTTCTCGTCTTGAGTTTGAAAAAGAAAAATTCGAAAGTGATAAGGATGAGAAAAGAAAAGAGATTACCGAAGAAATGGTTTATGAGGTAGTTTCTACTATGACTAAAATTCCATTGTCTAAATTAAATGCGGATGACAAAGAATCTTTATTAAAGTTAGAAAGCAATCTTAACAATTCTGTTATTGGACAAGAAGAGGCAGTCAAAACAATATCTAAGTCTATTAGAAGAAATAGGGTCGGTATTAAAGACCCTAATAGACCCATCGGTTCGTTTATCTTTTTAGGTTCTACAGGAATTGGTAAGACTCACTTAGCTAAACAATTAGCTAAAGAAATTTTCGGGGATGAGGAATCTTTGATTAGGGTAGATATGTCAGAATATCAAGAGAAGTACTCAATGAGTAGACTTATAGGTTCTCCTCCAGGGTATGTGGGATATGACCAAGGAGGTCAATTAACTGAAGCAGTTAAAAATAAACCATATTCTGTGGTACTATTTGATGAGATTGAAAAGGCGAATAAAGATATTTTTTCAATTCTACTTCAAATGATGGATGATGGTCATTTAACAGATTCGTTTGGTCGTAAGATTAATTTTAAAAATTGTCTTATTATAATGACCTCAAACTTAGGGGTTAAGAAATTACAAGATTTCGGTACCGGTGTTGGGTTTGACACTAAGACTCGTATGTCAAGTAACGAAGAAATGAAAAAGTCCTTACTACAAAAGGAACTTAAAAATCACTTTACCCCTGAGTTTTTGAATCGTGTAGATGAAGTTGTAGTTTTTAATCCCCTTAAGGAAAACGAGGTGGAAAAAATTGTTGAAATTGAACTATCAAAACTTAATCGTAGATTAGTTAAGTTGGGTTATAAGGTATCCATTGACAATAAGGTTAAAAAGTTTTTGTCTGAGGTTGGGTTTGATGAGAAGTATGGAGCAAGACCTATAAAACGGGCAATTCAAGAAAAAATCGAGGATTTAATTTCAGAAGAAGTATTAAGAGGTAATATCGTAGAAGGTAAACCCTGTAAACTTAAAATGAAAGGTAAAGAAGAGGTTGTACTAATAAAGGGGAGATAATTTCTCCCCTTTTGTTTGGTTTAAAGTAAATAATTTAGTATATTTGTATACAAATCAACCACAAATGAATAACGAACAACTTAATCGTCTCAAAGAAGTACTTTCAATCCCAACTAAAACCTATAAGGAAGATGGAATGGTAGACTATATTATTAATGTTCTTGAGACGATTGACGGTGTAACGTATTACAATGACCCAATGAATAACGTTTACGCCACTAAAGGTACATTACCTGATGGTGAGTTTTATCCGATGTTTGTTGCACATACTGATACGGTTCATGAACTGGTTGAAGACATTGTTGTTGAGGAGGAGAATCTCGAAAAACCACCCACTTTTGGTCGAACGTTTACTGAAGAACTAAACTTATCTCTAAAGGGATACACTCCACAAGGGAATCCAACGGGAATCGGTGGTGACGATAAATGTGGTGTTTTCTTGGCACTCGAACTCCTTCGCACTTTGTCACATGTAAAGGTCGGTCTTTTCGTATCTGAAGAGACCGGATGTCACGGCTCTAAGGAGTGTGATGTTGAGTTCCTCAAGGATGTGGGTTATGCGATTCAATTTGACGCACCTGGAAATCATTTGGTTACCGAAGTTTGTTCGGGAATTCGTTTATTTGAGAGTAATGGTGAGTTCATTAAACGCATTACCCCCATCTTTGAAAACTCTATGGGTGTATCTCCTTACCTTCAGTCACACCCATATACTGATGTCTCACAAATTAAACAAAAAGGTGATTTTTCTTGTATCAACTTTTCTTGTGGTTATTACAACATGCATTCAACATCTGAATTTGTAGTTGTAAAAGATGTTGAAGATGCCCTAAAACTCGCTATTGGTGTTGTAAATGAGCTTGGTTTGAATAAGTTTGGTTACACTTACATCAAACCTACATACGATTACTACGGTCAAGGTAGTTTATTCACTAGTTATGATATTGAGGATGATGATTACGATTATGAATCAGTAGAATGGGAAGAAAGTGATAATCATTACTTCAACATCTCAGATGATTCAATTGAAATTGAAAGTAAAATTAATGGAAATACTGTCACTTTAAATATGAAGGATATGGCAGATTTATATCTACTTATCCGTGAGCGTTTATTGGAAAACGAAGAGATTTAAAACGGGTCAAAAAGTGTGTAGTTGTTCAACAATTTAATTATTGTTGTCAACTTAGCACTACCTTTTTTTATTTCATTATCTTTATTAATTATTTCAAAATTAATTTTAGAGTTTTTTGGGTTAACCCCTGTAAATATTATAGAATCTTCACTTTCTGACGATTTAATTGCGTGAGGAGTATTAAGACCAAATTTATTATTTATATACTTTAATATTCTTCTATACTCATTAACGTCTGACACTACATTATCATCAGATTCGACATCCGATAAAACATTTTCCAACAGATTTGTCATATCACTGTTAAACGAGTCATTAAACACATCCAAATCCTGATATTCATTTACACTATCCATAAAGTATGTGTCTAAGTCAATATTTTGTTGGATTACGTTCTCCAACACTTGCTCTGTAGACAAGTCTTTATTGTAATCTAAATTATCCTCGTAGATATCAATAAGTTTATCAATACTGATTTTATATTGACCAAAACAACCTTCATCGTCAACCTTTGTTAATCCTATTTCATCATAAAGATTACATATTTCATCTTCAATATATTTTATTACACCTTGGTGTATAGACCTGTCCTCGGCTTCGGAATACAAATAACCAAAATCTTCATATAATTTTGGTAATTTATTTTCTATAAATTTCGATACTTTTACGTCCCAATCACCGTCAGGTTTAATTTCACTACCATCAAACGCCTCTAACAACTCAGGTTCTATTATCTCAACAATAGAACGTAATATATCTATATGTTCAGGTGTTAATACATAAAGTGGGTAACCTTCCATCATATCGTCATTAAATCTTGATGTCTCATAAAAAAAATCTCCATTAGGGTTTTCATATGACCATAGATAATAACCTATCGCATCTTCACCGACCTCATCCTCCATAAAGTCCAAATAATTCTTAAGTTCATTACTGAAATTAAAAATTGCGTTCTCACCATCAAACCTATCAAAGAAGTGAGATGTTAATGATTCATACATAGATGTCTTAGGGTTATTTTTTACTTTCTTTAGAGTTTCGTAGTCATCCCCACGTTCCGTCAGTTTATTAATCTCTTCCTTTATTGGTGCAAATCTTTCTAATAAAAAACTAAATTTTTCCCCGTGGTCCTGTTGATTGTATACCTCAGGTGTGCCGTTACCATGAGGTACAAGTAATGCCATTTTACCGTATGTTCTGTCTGAAGATTTTTTATCTATAATGTAATATAGTTTACCTCTTGATGTATATCTGTTAAAATAGTCGTCGTTATCAGTACTGGTGGTACACCATTTAGTACTTGCTCCGTAGTAACATGATGATTTATGTGATAATGGACGTATTATTAAAAATCTATCGTTTTCATAAACTCTATCTACTTCTTTTTTTACTTCTTTTTCAGTCCTTATCTCATCTAAATAATCTTCGTACTTATTAACAAAACGAAATAAATCGTGAATGGTATCAAACGAGGTAATGTCTTTTGGTTTTGACCTTATCTTTTTTTCTGTACTTTCACTACTAAAATTTCCTTCTATATTTAAGATATTAAACATATTATCAACCTTTTCAGGTGATAATCTTTCAACAATATCATGATACTTTTTAATATTGACCCATATAATACTTGCGACTGAAATTGGGTCCCCTCCTCCTACAACTGAAGAAGTGGGTTTATTAATTTCATCTATAAATTTTTTAACACCCCATTCAGAATACTTTTTAGTTAAGCTTGGGTCGTTATTTATAATTATTTCGGCATATTTTATCGCCTCGTCACCTAACGGTTCAAGTTGATTTCGGAACTTATCTATTATACGCTCCTTTTTACCTTCTAATAATAGAGTTATAAACTTCATTAGTCATATGCTGCACATCCTATACCACCACTGTCTTCAAAAAATCCGACACCACCACCGCTCTTAATAAAATTAAAAATCTTACGGTTTCTCCCTCCTGTTGGTTGTGTATCACTTGTTATTTTAATATCCCATTCACCAATTTTATCATCAGTACCAGGTTCACTCTTTTCTGTATCATAATCAAATTTAACAGCCAATTGTATTATACAATATTTATACTGTTCATATTCATTTGGTGAACTGTGTGGTTCTTGCCCATTAAATGTTCTGTCACCCTCTTGTTTAAATGAATTAGGGTCACCACCACCATCAGAAAATTGATTTGGACTTGGTGGATTTGGTCCTGATGAACCGTCACCATTTCTACCATTAGAATTTAAAGTGACATTTACTGTACTTATGTCGGGTACTAAAGAACTTAATTCATTAACTATGTAACTATATACACTTTCAGCTCTCTCTTGAGAAAGTTCTTTAAAATTCATTTGCTGAGCCTCTCCTGTATTTCTGTATCTTGACGCTGATGTCGCAATTACAAATGGGTAGTTTTCACCGTCTACTTTATTCGCCACTGAAACTTTAGCATCTGGAAATTGTTTTAGAAAATCGGTAATATCACCTTTAAATTTTTTAGTCCACTCAACGACGCCTTGACCCACTCTTGTTGAGTTGTTAGGGAATGGTTCACCTTCAGTTTTCTTGTCTATTGAGTGATTAACTTTAACCGCGGGTATTACAGTTTCATCTTTTTCTTCTTTTGATAACTTACCAGGTATTAGACGTATTGATTTAATATTTTTTCTACATTCACCTATATCAGGAGTACTTTCATCTTTCTTTTCAGGGTATTTTTTAGTACACCAATCGATAAAATATTGAATGAACCCTTCTTTATTTTCTTCTGTCATAGGAGGAACATCGGCACCTGATTGTCTTTTGTCTTTTCCTTTTACACCCTTACTACCAGTTTTACAAGCGTTAAGTGATGACTCATTAAAGTCCGGATTTAACGAATCTTCGCCGAGAGGGAATCCGAATTTTACTTGACCTAAACGGTCACCGTTTTGGTCTTCAATATTTCTTAACTCTTTTACAGAGTTACGATATTGGCTTTCATCTTTAAAATATGATTTAGGGATGTAATTGTAACTACTGTATAGATATTGTCCATCAACACCTCTTCTTGTTGTTGTTTTTTCCGGTAACTTTTCAGACTCTAATTCTGAAACAGGGAATCTATATTTGAAATAATATCTTGGTGAACAACTGAAATCATCACCAGCACTTTCCCAATAAATTTTACTCTTTTCATCTAATAATGAGACAAACACTCTTTCTATATTGTCAGTTTGTTCTAAAACTAACTCCAACCCCATAATTTGTCTCATGCGGTTAACTTCATTTATAATATTACGCTTCATTGTAATTTTTCTTTATAAATAGTTTGTATAAAGAAAAACTTTCACTATCTTTATGTTTATGAAGAATCTATTACCCCTCCTTTTTTGTTTGATTTCATTAACGACCACATCTCAAATTACATGGGAAGGTGCTAAATGTTATTATATTGATGATAAGGGTAATGAGGTTGAAGTTTCATGTGAAGGATATATCCCAACACCAGTACCTCAGGTAAATATTGATTCTCTTTGTTGGGAAATGGAAAAACGTTTTGTAAATACATTAAACGAATGGAGAGTAAATCATGGATTGAATGGATTAGAATACGATGATGACATGGAATCTCTACTGACTGTGCCTTGGAATGAAAATCAGGTAAAAACAGGTAAAGTTGGTCATGGTGAAGGGTATAACAGTTTCACAAATCGGATTGATTGGGCGGGTTTTGATACTTGTGGTGAATGTTGTGGGTCTAATCATAGGTCGGATGTTAATAATGTTTCTCAGTTTTTTTTACAGTATCAAAAAAGTCCCCCACACTGGAAAATTTTAACAAATAGTAAGTATAACTATATTTCTGTATCAGTTCTTTATGACCGAGAAACAAATACTTATTATTCTGTAGTAAATGTTCGAAAGTGATTTGATTGTTTAAGATTTATATTTATATTTGTAGTGTTCTTTGAAAATATGGGGGTGTTTTATGGATTTGACCGGTATGGTCAGGTGTAGAGTGCACGTAGTGAGAGGATACCTATCACTTTAATCTACGGTTTCAATTTGTAACAGGCGAAACTTTCGCAAAACTTCAGGCTGTCGGTTTACTCCGCACTGAAGAGGTTTACGCTGCCTAAGGCATCGTTTACCACGGGTCGGTCAGGACGTTAACCTTGGAACAGAAGTCCGTTGTAGTGGTGGAAAAATGACTGAACCCTAAATCGAGTCATACATCTATTGTCAGTGGAGGATGTTAAAATTCAACTGAATATTTCGGATTATTAAGAATTAATAATGAACTAAACGTGTAGGACTCTATATTTGAAATATTTGGGACCTGGGTTCGAGCCCCAGCACCTCCACAAATAAATCCCCTATTGTTTTGGCAGTAGGGGATTTTTGACTTATATTTGTATCACAATCACCACATAAACAATATTAATATGACTCAAGAACAAGTAATCGAAGAAGTGCAGAACTACAACGGAACCAACAATTTTATGAACTCACTCAAAAGAGGTCTTAATAAGTTTAACTCACTGACCGATAATCAAACCGCAGCAGCTATTCGTGTTATCGAGGGTGCTCGTCGTCATGAACAGGCTCAACAGCGTTTGAATATCACTTTGGTTGGTGATACCATCAAGATTGGTCGTAAGATTGCATTGGGTATTAAAGAAGAGTATGGTCTTGAGTTTCACCCCATCCTTATCGATGTAACTGCGGTTACGGGTATGACTGACCGAGCACTTCGGGTCAAAGGCAAGTTGACGAAAGAAAACGGAGGTGTATGTCGTTGTTGCGCTAAAACCCTTACTGATGATGTTTCTAAGTTGACAGGTATCGGTCCTGTGTGTTCTAAGTATGTTGGTGTTGCTCATCCTCGTAGCGCTTACGACACTGTCGCAATCGAGAATTATAAAAAGGATATGTCTCGAAAAATTGATGAGATTGGTGAGTTTGAGTTTTGGATTCCTAAAAGGGCGATTGTTAAGTGGAATGGTATGGGAGGAGTGATGGTGAAGATGTGAGAAGGGGGGGTAACACCCCCCTTTTTTGTTTTTTATATATTTGTAGATATTTATTACAATAAACTGTAAAAAAATATTTAATATGGGAACAGCAGAAATTAAAAGTCTTATTAGACACGGATTAACCGCAATTGGTACTTTGTTGGTACTAACAGGTTTGAACACATGGATACCTTTGGTAGACTTATTAACTGAGAATTTAGATTCAGTAATAAATGCTATCGAGGTTCTAATAGGTTTAGGAATAGCGGTCTTTGGATTCTTTAGGAACAAAGATAGATTCGAAATAGTTAAGGAGGCCGAGGCCAAATAATAAAAACCTTTAAAATTAAAACCCCCGAACAAATCGGGGGTTTTTTTTTGACTAATAAATTATTATATTTTATATTATAAAAAAAAACATAATGAGTAACGTACTTGTACTAAATTCTGATTTTTCACCATTAAATATCACAACTTTACATAGAGGGTTTATATTGGTGAACAAAGGTAAAGCAGAAATAGTAAAAAAGGGAGACCGTGATATCGTCACCACTATAGGTAAATTTGTTCGTCCCGTAATTATAAGGTTATTAAATTATATTAGATATCGAAGAACCTCATTAAAAGTTAATAGAAAAAGAATTTTTAAAAGAGATAAGTCTACCTGCCAATATTGCGGTTCAAAAAAAAATCTAACTATCGACCACATTATACCTCGTTCTCGTGGAGGTAAGAATACTTGGAAAAATTTGGTTACTTGTTGTTCTAGATGTAATGTTACAAAAGGTAATAAAACCCCTAACGAGTGGGGTGTTAAGTTAATAAATAGACCTCATGAACCCTCTGTATTTTCTTCCTTATTATACGAAGAAGCTGAGGTTATATGGGACGATTTTAGGAAAGGATTTTCTACTTATTGACCGTTATAAACTATTTATAGGTGTAGTTCTTCATAAACAAGTAAACCTATAAATTAATGAATTTTACTTTTTTTAATAAGGCACGCCGTGTGCTTTTAATACCTTTAATGCTCTTGTTTTCAGTAGTATTAAGGGCTCAATGTGACGTTTTTATAGAACAGGGTTCTGTAGTCGTCACTGATAATGGTAGTGGTGTCAAGTTTCAATTTGACGTTACAAACAATTCGGGTAGTGAATGGGAAGGGGACGTACTTAAGATGTATTGGTCACTTAATTCAAGTGCACCAATATGGACCATAGATTATACCTCAAACAACAATGTTGGACCCTTACCTCCTGGTCAGACTAGGACAATAACAACCCCTTGGTTCGACATTCCAAATCTCCCTTCATGGTTTCCTGAAGACCCAGGTCCTGGTGGAGTAAATGATTTATCGTGGGAAGAGTCTATGGAATGGGCGTATTATGGTTTATCTTTCCCTTTTGATGGGGCTTGGTCACAATTTAATCTTAGGTTAGGTAGTTGTGGGTTAGCTGATGGCGCTTGGGTATATAACTCAGACGGAACACCATACTACGGACCTTTTAATACTGATTGTCCTGATGTAAATAATGATGCGTTTTGTGATTGTGATGTTAATTTCCTTGGATTTGACCCTGAAACATATGACGTAAGTATTGAAGTAGTATCACATTGGAACTGTGGCACTTCTTTAAATACGGTGGGTCAGTCGGGACAAATGGATTATGTAAATATGGTTCAAATAGGTGCACACGTACCTGGTTGGGATTATGAATGGGGTTGTACCGCATCTGAATATCATTTAGGATGGACATTTGATAATCCTGTATCATTTGCTGAGTATTACGCGGGTGATACAATAAATTATAATATGTTTGCTGACGATACATTTTATGATGATTGTTTCCAAAGTATCTTAGAGTCTGATACATTAACTTCATGTTTGGAAGTTGTATTATGGCAAATAAACTATTCGGAAACTGCGATTATTGGTGAAATTGATGGTGGTTGGGCCCAGACGTGTGGATTATGTGCGGACCAAACACAGTTTTATCCTGACATATCAATGGAATTAAATTCTATTAATGTATGTGATGCACCACCCCCTATTTACCCTGGTTGTACTGACCCTTTAGCAGAAAACTTTAATGGTAATGCGGGGTATGATGACGGGACTTGTACTTTTGCACCTGTATACGGTTGTCAAGACCCTATCGCTTGTAATTATAATCAACAAGCAACCGAAAATGATGACTCATGTATATATTGTGATACTCCAGAGGGAGAAGAATTATGTAATGAATATCATGGCGATAGCACTTATTGGGAGTTTTATAGTAATCTATTCGACTGTGATGATGAAGTAATATATACTCCTGACGCAGGTGGATATGTTTCATTTGTAAATGCAGTGTGTGATGACGGGATAGTTTCTAACGAAATTAGTATAATAGTAGTTAACCCTGATACGGGTAATTTTAATTCAAATGACACATTATTTGTGTATTGTGTAGAAGTACCTGAATTAGGTCTTGATACTTGTTTAAATGGTAATTTAAACGGTACTGATTGGATTGAACCTGGTGGGGGTCAGTTAATATGGACTATTAATGTACCTGATTTTATAACTCAACTAACAATTAATGTATATGATGTTGAAGGTGAGATTGATGAATATTCATATAACAATACGTTCTTATACTTAAATAATATAAGTGACCCCGATGTATGTCTTGTTTTAGGATGTACAGACCCAATAGCGGAAAATTATAATCCGTTAGCAACTGAGGATGATGGAAGTTGTGAATATATGGTTGATTTATCATTAGATAGTATAACTATAAACGAATACTGTGACGGATTTACCCCATACTGGGTTCCTACGTTACATCTAAACAATCTAACCAATCCCGCGATAAATGAATACTGTATTAAAGTTCAAGTCTTAGGACAAACAAACGACACTATTTGTTTTAATGCGATGGGTACAACAATAAACTCATTCGGTGATATCTCTATTGAGTGGCCTAACCCCATATACTCATATGGTGTTGTTAGTATACACGTTTTAGACGTAAATGGTGAGAGTCCTAACTCATGGGAAAATTTCGGAGAAGATGATAATATTAGTAATAATATGATTGTCCTTACAATCGGAGGTTCCGGAATTAATTGCAATGTTGTGGGATGTATCGACGATACTGCTAATAACTATAATCCTGACGCAAATGTGGATGATGGTAGTTGTACTTACGATATATTCGGATGTACCGATGAAAGCGCTAATAATTACAATCCCAATGCGAATTTAGACGATGGTACATGTACGTATGATATTTATGGTTGTACAGATGAAGAAGCAAATAACTACAACTCAACAGCTAACGTGGACGATGGGTCTTGTACTTATGACGTTTTCGGCTGTACAGACTCAACCGCAAATAATTATAACCTCTTAGCTACAGTCGATGACGGTTCTTGTGAATATGATGTATTTGGGTGTACTGATGAAAGTGCTAACAATTATAATTCACTTGCTAACGTGGATGATGGTAGTTGTACTTACGATATATTAGGGTGTACCGATTTAAACGCTAACAATTATAATATGTTCGCAAATGTAAATGATGGGTCATGTGAATATGATGTGTTTGGATGTACTAACATGGACGCATTAAATTATAATTTTGAAGCGACGATAGAAGATGGTACTTGTGTTTTTCCTAGTCCTTGTGATGAATTCGACGGTCAGGCATTTGCACCTAACGCATTTAGTCCTAATAATGACGGTTTAAACGATTCTTGGGGGGTAATAACCGACGAAGAGTGTTGGAACACATGGGAAGTATCTATTTTCAATAGATGGGGTCAAGTGGTCTTTAAAATCGATAACCCTAATGGAAGATGGGATGGAAGTTTTAATAATGGTGGGCATTACGTACAAGACGGAGTTTACGCTTACACAATTAGGGCAGTGGCATGGAATTTGGAGGTCTTGGATACGAGTGGTTATATAACCGTTCTCAGGTAAACAATCGATTAAATAAAAAAGTGACCTTCGGGTCACTTTTTTTTATATAAGAAAAAAGGACTGACACCGCCAGTCCTTTTCATAGATTTAATTTTACCCCCTTTTTTTAAAAGTTTATGAGAAGACCTTATCTCTAATGCCTCTCAATTTCGAGTCCATATTTGACTCAATGGAATCCAATAAAGATTCCAACGCCGTTGTAAACTTATCTTCAATATCTCTTTTAAATCTATCGTTATCAATTTGCTTCATCACAATTTCTTTTGTCGTATCTGTAAGTCCTTCTAAGTATTTTTCTTCAAATTCTCTTGTGAATACATCGGCGATACTTCTCGGTAAGAACTTCTTATCCGTAAATATTTTAGAAAATTCCTCTTCTTCAATTTCTGATATTGTCTGAGACAATACATCCTTTTCAAAACCATCAATATTAAGTTTACCCTCTAAAAAAAATAATAACTTATCTTTTAACGTGTCTATAACTTTAGAACCATCATCACCCATAATACCTTTAAGTGTCATAATTAAATCTTCATTAACTACGGATTCACTAATACCCATTTTTATCAAATGATTAGCCTCTAAAAATAATTTATTAAAGAATTTGGTGGTATGAATTTTAGAATTAAAGTTAACAGACTCAGATATAATACCTAATCTTCCTTTAACAATTTTAGATTCAGTAAGACTATTAAGTTTTTTAGTTTCTAATTCTATTAGATTCTTTTTAACTATGTGTTTTAGACTCATTTTTCTTTGGGTTTCCACGCATTTATTGATTCTGTGAATTCCTTACTATTAACTCTCACTCTTTCATAAATATCTGAGTTTTCAGGTTTTTTAAGTTTAAAACCTTTTTTTTTTAAGTTTTCTAAAAATTCCTTCTGAGACTTCGTAAATTCGTTTGTAAGACCTTCCCCATTTAGTAATGACTGTAAACCTTTCTTTTCTTTACCCTTCATAACCTCTTCAAAAGGTTGTTCTTTTTTCATCGATTGATTATGTGTGTTGATATAACTATCTCTTTGTATTTCCTCTTTTTCTCCCCCTCCAAATTCAACTTCAGGTATCTTATCACCACCGACTATCTTAAAATCTCTATAATCAGGACCCTCATTATTAGTAATGGTAAAATATATTATACCACCGTCCAATAATTTACCTAATCCATTCATCTGAGAATTAAAAGGAAGTTCAATATTTGCATTATTATAGTAAGAACCCAATCTAACGACAGGTTCTCCCGTTTTTTTATCTTCACCTTTAGCGACTACTACTGACCTAATAAATGCAATATCTTCAGGATATTTTTTCATTAAATCCATAAATTCTTTATTTATTTCTTCACGGTCTTTATCTGTAAAAACTACTTTTTGTTTTCCTTTGTCATTTGCAGTATAAAAATTAAATTCTTTTAACTTTTCATCTATTTTTTCTGGTATTGAATTTTCCATTTCATTTTCTTTTAATACGTCTTTTAACCCTTCATTAACTTTATTTGTACACCAATTAGAATCTGAAAATTCTTGCCATGAACCACTACTCGGCGGGTCTATAAAACCCCATTTTCCACCTCTTTCTTCTATCGGTAACGGTATATTTTTTCTACCTGTTTGTGAATCAGCAAAAAAGACAATTCTCTCATCTTCGTATTGACTGTTTGGTTCTCTTTGAACGAATATTAAAGGCCAAACTCTTCCACAAGGTATACCTTTCAAGTAATCGACCACATCTCTAAATTGTTGATTTACAGTTGAGCTTACACCGCTTTTACCTAAATTTAATTTCTCTTTTTTTAACTCTCTACCACTTTTTTGTCTTGCGGGTGGTGATGGCGGTGTTCCTCCTGGGTTAGGTGATGGCGGTGTTCCTCCTGGGTTAGGTGATGGTCTGTAGTAAAAACCTTCACGTCCCACCGCTGAGTCGTGATATAAATCATAATCAGATTCATTAGATGTTCCTCCTATTTCAGTTTCTACTTCTGACTTCTTCATTGGTCCTTGCCATCCTGAACCACTTGGGGCACCACTTCCTGATGTTTCGTTTGCCCAACCTACACTTTCTGTAATTAAATTCTTCACTTTAGTCTTGTTTAAATGTGTTATTATCATAAATATAATATGTTGGTGTGTTGTCACCCTTTAGTGTAACTTCGTAAGCACCGTCATCAAGTCTCTTAGGTATTGATGTTGTTTTTTTCTCAATATCATTGTCTTTTAACCAATTTTTGAATGAATTTATATTATCTCTATATCCCTCCACTTCAGCTGGATTTGTCATATTAGTTGGTTCTGTAGAAGTCCAGTTTAAATTATATAAAAATTCCATAAGAGTTGTTATATTCCTAAAACCAACAAACGGTACTAAATCTTTCCATTCTAAACCGAATGCACCCTCTTTTTCAATCATTTTTTTAAACGTATTAGAATAAGAACGTGATAAGTTTTCAAACCAATCCTCAGTTAAATCTCTATCAAAATCAGTCCAACTCTTACCTATTTCACCACCATCACCTAACCAGTCTTTCATATAGTCCCAAAAACCACTATCACTGTTGTTTATTTTATCTCTTATGCCATCCATAATCGGTGCAATAAACCCCCAAAACGACGCGTTTATAATAGGGAATAATACTTGACCTGCAACGTTTCTAGTCGCCAAGTTTAGTGCAGTTTTCAAAGCAGTTGCTCCACCGCTTTGTCCTGATGATTTTATTGCAGTATTATAAATATCCTTTATTGTTATAAATTGACTAGTAAGTATAAACGTACCCAGTTTTTTCCAAAACTTTTCATCGAATTTAAAACGAATTTTTGTCTTAGTATCTGATTTCCATACAAGTGGGAAAACCTCTCGTATGTCATTTATAGCCCTTTTTAGAGCCTTCACTACAGTCTGAGGTGCTGTGTCCCTAAGAACTCTAAATGCATCACCATCGTCAAGAGTATCTATATA